CCAGACTATTCCGGTTTATGTGGAACGGTATGCTACAGGGAAAAAATTCTGCGGAGGGTTACATCCAGCAGGGCGATAAAACCAAAAATGAGATTAGAATACACCCTACCCAGAAGCCCGTGGCGCTCTATGAGTGGATTTTCAATCGGTACGCAAGACCGGGTTACATGATTCTTGACACCCACCTAGGCAGCGGGAGCAGCCGGATTGCTGCCTGGAATGCAGGGTTGCACTTTGTTGGGTTTGAGATTGACCCGGTGTATTTCGCCGCCCAAGAGGAGCGGTTCGCGGACTATACAGCGCAAGAGAGTTTGTTTGTGCTGGGAGGTGTTACCTGTGAACATCGGCCTAATTGGCGTAGACGGTCACCACCATCCTAACTTAGCCCTGATGAAATTGTCTGCTTGGCACAAGGCTCAGGGTGACAGCGTGTCATGGTGGTGGGGCTGGGACCATTATAACATTGTGTATATGAGTAAGGTGTTTGACGGCACCTACACGCCGGATATGGACGAGCCTCTAAACGTCGATAAGGTAATAAAGGGAGGCACCGGATACGGCTTAACCGACGAACTCCCTTTAGAGGTGGAGCACATATACCCGGATTACTCCCTATATCCGGGCCTGACCAAAGATACGGCTTTCGGATTCTTGACCCGTTTGTTATGGTCTATGACAAGCCCCATGCACCTAAAGAAATCCGTAGACTGCAGAGATGGGTAAACAATCGGGTCGTATGGGGCAGTTGCCCCAAATTTGATGACTATTTGACAGGATAGGGGAAAGTGAAGAATATCCGGCGGGAATCCTCAAAAAATAGGTGTGCTATTATTTTTGAAGGTGGAATGATTGATATGGATAGACTTACCAAACGGACCAGCGCAGGAGAGGCGCAGTTTGTCCGTGAGCTCGCGATTGATTCTCAGGCCGTTTGCGAAAAGTTGGCCGCTTACGAAGATACAGGCTTGAGCCCGGAAAGGATTCAGCAGTTTCAGGAGCGTATAAAGCTGGTGGGGCAAATTGCGTATTTTGTAGTTGATCTCCACGATGAGATGGATGTGGAGCCACTCCTCATTACGGAGGTAGGCACAAAGGGCTTTTGGGTCCCGGATAATCTTAACGGCGGTCCGGATGAAATGTCAATGTTCACTGCGTGGGATGAGGTCGGTAAGACCATTTTCTTCACGGAGGTGGAGGCGAACGCGGAAGCCGAAAGGATGAAAGTGCTGAAAGGGTATAAGTGATGGCCAAAGAACGCAGAAAGATTATTGTTGCCGGCCCTCTTTGGATGGGTGTGCAATATGCGGCGGCGCACAGCAAAGATCCGGATACCAAGCGCGCTGCAAAGTCGCAAATTTCCAGCCCGGCACGAGAATCTCTAAATGCCCGGCTGTCCTGGCAGAAGCTGATGCTGGTGCTTGCCTGTAACTTTTCCCCTGGCGACCTGGTCGCCACGTTGACCTATCGGGATGCAGACCTGCCAAAAGTCCGGGAGGATGCTGATAAAAAACTGACTGCCTTCTTGCGCCGCCTTCGGGCGGCGCGGAAGGAAAATGGTGAAGAGCTGCGGTACATACGTGTAACAGAGGGATACCACTCCGGCGGGAGGTTGCACCACCACCTAATTTTAAATGCCACTGGCAATGACTATGAGCTCATCCGCCAACTATGGACGCGTAATGGTGACAATGTGGAGTTCCAGTCTTTTGGTGTGGATGGCTATCAGTCCTGGGCGCAATACTTGACTAAGGAACCGCGTACCCTGGGCCGCCGCCACGTGGGCGACCGCACTTGGCGTGCATCGCTGTACATGCGCAAGCCTGTAGTCCTATATGACTATGTGCCAGCGTCAGACAGCTTACAGCCGCCCGCCAACGCTCACGTCTTAGACCGAACGGAGTGCCAAAACTGCTATGGCCGGTTTGTGTCGATTACCGCACTTTCCGAACTTTCGGATTCAGAAAATTGAATACCTATATTCGGTCTTGGGGGAGTCTATATTAACTGGGAATCTAAAAACAACGGAGGCGAGGATGTTGCAAAAACCGGAAAAGTATGATAAAATTAAAACGAAAAGCGGATGGCTGATCTGTCCAGCGTGTGGGCAACAGCGGCTTATAAAGCTCTTGCCGACTACCAGGGCGACGGATCTCCAAGTCTACTGCCGCCGGTGCCACAAGGAGAGCATTGTGAATATTCCAGCATTTGTGCCTGTGCCTTAGTGCCTGTGCCTTTATCGCATGACGCGATATCGGTGCAGGCATTTTTATTTTCCCGGGGGTGGGCCATGCGTGACTTTGCAAGAGAGTTTTACCATTCTGCTGCTTGGCGGCAAGCGCGAGAGTTTATCTTCCAGCGGGATCACGGCCTATGTGTGCGATGCGGTAGCCCCGGCCAAATTGTGCATCACAAGACTCACTTGACGCCAGAAAACATAAGCAACTTGCAAATTGCACTTGGCGAAAGCAACCTGGAACTCCTTTGCCGGGATTGTCATAGCTGTGCGCATGCGACTAGTCTTCCAACGGATGCCAGTCTTATGTTTGATGAAGATGGAAACATCGTCCCGCGCTAACAGGATCCCCCCCAGCCGTTGTAGACTACCCACAGTAATTTGGACCGCGACATGAAACTGGCTGTGACCCTCCGGGGTTACATATGGAGGGGGGGTAAAGGGGAAAAACCCCCAAAGTGGCAATTTTTACAACTTTTATGGTATTTATGGGTGAGTTATGCCGTACATTAACCAATTTTCATTAGCGAAAAATGGAAGTGATTGATTGCGATGCAGGTTTGCTGTCCTTTCCGGAAGTGTGCGTGGAATGGGCTAAATGCCGTCAGAAAGGAGGTTCTTACAACTTATGGGAAATTCGAAGAAGAGCTATGAAAAACTCACAACGGAGGAGAAAATTGAGCAAAAGCGGAAGAAGATTGCACGTCTTTTCCGAGATTTGCCCGCTGAAAAAGCTCAGTTTGCAGAAGGGCTGATCTATCAGTTTGCTGTTTCCACCGTGACGCTGGAGCGACTGGTCGCGGAAATCAATGCGGGAGACCTTGTCGAAGATTTTAAGCAGGGATCCCAAGAATTCCGCCGGGAAAATCCGGCTTTGAGGGGCTACAACGCGACAATCAAGTCTTTCACTACAGTGGCAAAAAGCTTGATGGAGCTACTCCCGGAGAAGACCCAGAAACAGGCGGGAGAGGAGCTCATGAATTTCGCTACGAAGCCGCCGGGGGTGGGAAAGCGATGAACTACATCTTGGCCTATTGGAAAGCCATTGAAAGCGGCCAGGTCACCGTTGGCCGCCGTGTCAGGGCAGTATACCAACGCCTTGCACAAGAAATCATGAACCCGGATCCAGATTCTCCGTTCTATTTCGACGAAGCTGCTGGAGAGCGTCCCATCCTGTTTGCAGAGCAATTTTGCAAACAGTCCCAAGGCGTCATCGGTGCGCCTCTCGTGTTGGATCTCTTCCAGAAGGCGTTCATTCAGGCGCTTTTTGGATTCCTGGAAAAGGAGACAGGGTACCGACGTTTTCGGGAGACGATGTTTTTGGTGGGGCGGAAAAATGGGAAGACGACCCTGCTTGCAGCCATTGCGCTGTACCTGCTGATTGCCGATTACGAGGGGGCTGCGGAGATCTATTCCGTGGCCACGAAGAAGGACCAGGCAAAGAAGGTACTTACGGAAGCGATTAACATGGTAAAACAATCTCCGGAGCTGCGGGCAACACTACGGAAGCGCAGAAATGACCTTTACTTCCCGGCTACCGCCTCCATCTTCGAGGCCTTGGCCAGCGATTCCAACACGCTAGACGGCTTGAACTCTCACGCTGTCATCATTGATGAGCTGCATGCCATCACGGACCAGAATCTCTACGAGGTCATGAAGCAATCCACTTCCAGCCGTAGGCAGCCGCTGGTTATCATGATTACGACAGCGGGTACCGTCCGGGAAAGCGTCTTTGATAGCCTCTATGAGATTGCAGGTAATATCGCCGATGGTACGCAACGAGAGGATACGTTCCTTCCGATCCTGTATGAGTTGGATGCCCGGGAAGAATGGCTGGACCCGACCAAGTGGCAAAAGGCCAACCCTGGCTTGGGAACCATCAAGCAGTTTAAGACATTGCAAGGGTTTGTGAACCGGGCAAAAGCTTCCCCAGAGTACCTGCCGAGCGTTCTGTGCAAAGACTTTAACGTCCGGGAAGTGGCGGCAACGGTGTGGCTCTCCTATGATGCGATTCGGAGTGATCTCCGCTTTGATATCAACGACCTGTATAACACCTACGCCCTTGGCGGGTGCGACCTATCTGCCACAACGGACCTCACAGCAGCAACTCTGCTGATCCGCAAGCCTGGTGATCCGATTGTCTACGTCCTCCAGCAGTACTTCCTGCCGGAAACGCGAGTGGCACATTTGGAGGAAAAGAACACCAATGAGGCCCCATACCGGCGATGGGCGGAGCGGGGACTCCTCACGATTTGTCCAGGAAACCGGGTGGACTACCACATGGTGACGGAGTGGTTCTGCCAGATGCGGGATACATACAAGATCGACTGCATGAAGGTAGGATATGACCGCGCCTTAGCTGGGTACTGGGTGGACGAGATGAAAGCCAATGGATATGAGATGGAAGCTGTGGCACAAGGCCCCTATACCTGGTCTCAGCCTATGCGGGAGCTTGGGGCTGCTTTGGAAGGAAAAACCGTCAACTACAACGGAAATCCCATGCTGGTATGGTGCTTAACCAATACCGGTGTCAAAAAATCCGGCCTGAATAACATCCAACCTGTGAAGATTACGGAAAAACGCCGAATCGACGGCATGGTTTCGCTTCTGAATGCTTGGGTGATTTACGTGAAGTATTACGAAGACTTCATGTACAACGTGGGGTGATACTATGGCACAATATAGCATTCGCGGCCTATTCCAAAGTATTTTCGGAAAGCACCCCACAGGGGCAGGAACCAATGCACCGGCGTTCCGCCTTTTATCTTCCTGGGATTCCAGTTTTACACCTTTCTCTGGGCGTGCGTGGGACATTGCCACAGTTCGGGCTGCCGTGGACGCCTGGGCTCGGAATGCAGCGAAGATACAGCCCAGACACATCCGCCGGGCGGATGGCCGCAGGGAGGACATGGCGGATCCCATGAACCGTATTTTGCAGAGCCGGCCCAATCCCTATATGACGGCATATGCATTTTACTACCGTGTGGCTGCTCAGTTTGTAGTGTATAACAATGCATTTATCCTGCCAGTTTTCGATGGGGGTAGGCTGACCGCGCTCTATCCGATCAATGCATCTCGAGTGGATTTGGTGGAATATATGGGCGGAATGTACGCGCGGATGACTTTTGCCACAGGGTCCGTTTATAGTTGCCCTTATGAGCAGCTTGTCCACCTCAGGCGGCATTACTTAGACAACGATATTTTCGGCGATGACAATCGACCACTTACTCCAACGCTGGATACGGCAGACTCCTTCAACCAATCCATGAGTAAATTTGCCAAACTTGTCGCTGTGATTAGAGGCATTCTAAAGGCGCCTACGGTTACTAAAACCGAAGACTTGAACGCCAAGCGAGATGACTTTATTCGGGATAATTTCAAGATGGAGAACAACGGAGCAGGTGTCATTGTGATCGACTCCAAGTATGACTACGTGCCGATTGCACAGAAGGAAACGCCTTTGCCTACTGGCCAGTTGGAATTTGTCCGCCGGGAGATCTACGACTATTTTGGAGTCAATGAGGAGGTTGTCCAAAACAAAGCCGATGCCGAAAAGATGGATGCGTTTTACCGGGGACAGCTCGCCCCATTTTACATGCAGCTTGCACAAGGCCTGACCAACGCGCTTTTTACGGAGCGGGAGCAGAGCTTTGGCAATGAAATTCTTTGTGAATTGGACCGCATTCAGTTTGAGACACTGGATAGACGTGTCTCGGCGGCACAGTACTTGACCAATATTGGAGCTTTAAGCTTGGACCAGGTTCTTGATATCTTTGGATTCCCGCCCATTGGCGGCGAAGAGGGAAAGCGGCGTGTGCAGACCTTAAACATGGTAAATGCTGCAATCATTGACAAATATCAAATGACGAACGCAGGAAGCAATGTGGATGGGGACCCTACAGACGAAGGGTCTTCGGAAGAGGAGGAATGACATATGCCCATGAAAAAGGGGCGTGAATACCGCGCACTACAGGATTTTTCGCTACTCCCGCGGGACGGTGGTTCTGACGCCTATCGTGTCCAGGGGACAGCGGTCGTATTCGATACTCCTACGTGCCTGTTCGAATGTGATGGGGTCAAGTACTATGAGGTGATTGATCGCCACGCGTTTGACGAATGCGACATGTCTGACGTAATTTTCAATTATAACCACGGAGGAAAGGTGGTTGCCCGACTCCGAAATAAGACTCTAACCCTCTCCGTCACGGAAAGGGGAGTGGACATGGTGGCCGATCTCTCCGGTACAGCAGCCGGGCGAGACCTCTATGTGGAAATTGATGGCGGCTATGTAGACAAAATGAGTTTTTCGTTCTCTGTGCGGGAGTCCAAATATGACACTCTCACACATACCA